CGGAGGGAGCTTCAGATAATCCTCGATGAGGTTCTTTGCTTCCTCCCAGTCATAGGCTACGGCTGTCAGGTGCCCCGCAGTGCGCAGGGCCCGCAGCCAGTTCTTTTGGTTTTCAGTCGGGCGGTTCGGCTTCACCTTCATTTCGATGTACAGCCCGATATATCCGCCGTGTGCTGTCGGAAGGCAAACATCAGGAACGCCGGGCTTGAGTCCCTGCGCTTTCAGTCGCCCTCCTGTTATCCTGCTTCGCTTTCCTTCGTTCGGGATATGATACATCAGCGAGAGCTCTGGGTATTGTCCTTCGGCGAAGGCCGCCCAGCGAAAGAGGAAGGTCTGCTCGTTTTCTTCTTTCTGTTGCACCATGCAGCTCCTTTCTTGTAGTAGCGGGCGTAGATGTATACGCCGCCGTTGGTATCGTTGTATACCACCTGAGCCTGAGAGAGATGATAACCCTCATAGAGCTTCTCGAACTCGGCACGGTTCTCCGTATCCTTGGCAAGCTCGACGATCTTCCGCTTGCTGAAGCGGTTGTCTCTCTGCTTCGGTGGAGGATCAATCAGGTTCCGAGAGCGGGTATACTTTTTCTTTCCTGCAAACTCACGAGCCTGCTTGAGCATATAGCGAGTGAGGGAAGCGATCCCGTTCTCGTCAAAGATCAGGATATCCGTTCCGACTATGCCGAGACCCCAGAGCTGTACAAGATCAAAGACTGATATCTCTCCGCTCATGATCAGGTGATGATGATATCTGCCTGATCGGGAGCCCTTCTCGGTGACTGCTATGTACTTCAGCTCAGAGAGTCCGTTCCGCTCTCTGTATCTCTTCACCCTGCGCAGGAAGTTCCTCAGCTCACGAGCTGCCTCTTCGTCAGTCTGAGGGAGATGCTCTTTCGAGTAAGTGAGCTCGACTTTCAGATCGTGATCTGTGAAGTTGGCATTCGCTATCCTGATCAGCTTGCTCTCCGCATAGATATCATTGAGCTTCTGCTGAGTCTCCGAGGTAGGCTTTGCCTTCTTTCTCCTGCAAGGTGCCTTTGTATACACGGGGTATATATTTACCTCCATGTAGTCGCCGCACTCGTATCGGGTCTCTCTATACCAACTTCTCATTTTCTTCCGCTCCTCTCGGTGGTTGTAAATATAAGATAGATTACAAGCTCGTATACGCCAGCATCAGGCGCTTGCTTTTTTACTATATAATAAGTATAGGTATGCGGCTGCTCAGCTGGCAGCCGCTTCCCTTGATCTCTTAGCAGCGTGCTCAAGGCTCGCCTGCTTCATGTTCCAGTAGCCGCGAGCTGAGTCCTCAGTCATGTACGGAGTACTGACCTCTGAGCCGCACTTCTCGCACTTCACCGTCACTCTCAGCTCGGCGTCACGCTGGTATTTGACTTTTCTGCCTCCGCAGTAAAAGCAAGGCTTCATTTTCTCACCTCCTCGTCGGGCTCGTCCGTCTCCTGGCGGGAACGCTCCCACTCCTCATCTGAGACGTAGCCCTTGTTATCCGCACAGTAGGCTATGAGGAGCGCTACTGCGATGCTTGCAATTGCAATAAGTAAACCGACTATCAGCTCAGCTTTCGTCATCGTCTCCGCCTCCTATCCATTCGTTCCACGCAATAGCAGCCTGCTCAGCGGTTTCAAACTCACCACTGATACACTCAGGATCAAATGTACCCGCTACATCGAGCTTGACTCCGAATGCCATGCTACACTCGGGACAGTGTACTATCCAGCCGCCGTTGACAGTCTGGTGCCGCTCGACAAGGCTTCCGCAGCGGCAGCGTTTCATTTTTGTTGGCTTCATCAGTATTCTCCTTTCAGGATCATGTCTGACGCGAGCATTGTCATTGCACAGCATACAGCATGACCACATTCATAGCGGGTCTTTCCTCTGTTACAGTCCCAGCAGAAGCACAGGAGAAAAGCATATAAGCTCTTAGCCGTAACAGTTGTCTCGAATATTTCTAACATCTTAATCACCCTCCAGAAGCTTCTTGGCATCTTCCTCGAAAAGGTCCACCCAGCCGCAGGTAGTTCCGAAGTATGCCCTGACGCACTGTAGGAACTCCTGAAGCAGCTTCACCTTGGCTTCGAGCTCCTGCGAGTATGTATCTTCCGAGAGCTTCTTTTTCAGTTCCATGATATATGCCTTGATCTCAGGTTCTGTATACCATTTGTCCCCTATAAACATGATCTTGCCTCCTTCGTTCAGCCATGCGGATAAGCAGTCATAGCATGAGTGCATTTTCTCGCAGCGCGAGCGCTTCTCCGCGTCTTTGCAGTCTGAGAGCACCTGATAGAGGCACTCGTCTATTCCTTTGGAGATTTTTGATAAAAAGTCTATCAATGACATCTTACTGATATTATCACGGTTCATTATTTGCTCCTTTCGCACAGTAGAAATCGGGAGTGACAGCTGCGAATTGCAGTGTCTGGTGCTCGATATATGCCATAGGGCAGTCGTGCCGATTGAGATATATGCAGTCTTTGCAGCGTACAACTCTGACGTACTTTCTCGGCGGCAGAGGGTTCAGGCGGTTCCAGTCCGCCTTTACCTCGTCGCCGTAAGGGAAGGACGCGGTGCTCTTACCGCAAGAGCTGCACACAGCTTTATAAGTGCGAGATGGTGTCAGACCATACTCGCGCAGCATCTTAGCTCCTAATTCCGTAGGTTCGCCGTCTACGATCTCGGCGGTTCCGCCGCAGGAGCATTTCCTGAGCTTCATTTTCATTTCGGGCGCCTCCTTTTCATACGGACACCGAACTTCTCATAGTAGTCCTGTGCTTCTTTGTCGTGCTTCATGCCCATGTACACGCCATAGCTGACTCCGAGGGAGTTCGCTGCGGCAATGTCACGGCATAAGTCCAGTGTCTGACCGGGGATTTTCTTCACTTCGCACTTAGAGCGCTTGCGAGGGGCGACTTCGTAATCATTCATCGTCATCTTCCTCCTTGTTCCAAGCTTCGATAGCTCCTTCCGGAGTATCTGCACTCTTTCCCTGCTTATCGCATATCAGGCACGATACATGATAGACTGTTTGCAAACTGCTGATATCAAAATGATGCGTAGGACCTACGAATGTATTTCCGCACTTGCACGGCTTAGGTATCGGCTCATTCATCGTCATCTTCCTCCTCGTCGTCGTAGTCGTCATCGTCATAGTCCGCGTTGCTGCTGCTTGTTATCGGCTTCATGCTGTTGATATCAACAACTCCGCGAGATATCAGGGACTGCTTCGGCATCTCTACGGGAAGCTCTATCTTCTTTATACTTTCCTCGCAGACGTGCAGTATTTCGAGCGCTTTCTTAAAATACTGCTTGCGCTCCTCTGTGTTCTCGGTGTCATTTATGAACTCAACAAGCCCGAGCATATCGCGATAGACTGTACTGAGCAGCACTTTGAAATTGCTCTTGTCAGCGTTCTCGGGTGGCTTCTCGACTGCTTTCTGAAGCTCTGCCACCTTGGCTTCAAGTGCTTCCTTCTCCTTCTCCGCTTTCCGTATTCTTTCATCAGCAACCTTCTGGAAATCGTCAAGGTCTTTTTCTTTCTCTTTGAGTTTCTTTTCAGTCTCTTTGAGCTTTTTCTCAGTCTTCTTGTCGGGGACCTGTACTTCCCTGACTGCAACATCTACGGGAGCGCTCTCTATATCGCTGAGCTTGGCTTCCAGTTCGGCAGACCTTGCAGCTTCTGCGGCAAGCTTCGCCTGAAGCTTTTCTGTTTCTGCTTTGCTCTCCTCTTGGAGGAGGGAGAGCTGCTCACCCTGCTGCTTGTACTTGTCGAGGAGCTCTTCAAGCTCCCTTGTGGTGATTTTGGCGACGTCCTCAGACTCCATGACCTCAGCACGGTCCTCAGGGTTAGCGGTAGCAAGGAGTGCAAGCTTCGTAATGCCGAGCTGTGCATTTGACTGCACAAACTCTTTTCCGAGCTTTTCGTAAACTGATATGTACTGATAAGCCTGACGGCGCTTCAGGTCAAACTCCTTCTCGGCATAGGACTCGAAGCTCTCATATCCGAGCTCAGTGTAGAGCCCATCTATCTTCATTGTTCTGAGGTCCTCGCCGATGGCGCAGACCGCGTTGACTGCGGTCCTGCCGTTGGCTCTGATGCGCTCCGTGATCTGTATTGCTCTTGCAGCGGCGGGGAGATTGCTCTCCCCTGCTCCTGCTGTGATAATCTGGTCCATAGTTTCCTCCTTATCTTATCAGGCAGCAACCTTTGCTTTCTGCTGCTGCCTTTTCTTCCTCTTGGCTTTTTCTGCCGCTTTCTTGCGGTCGGCGGCTACTTTCTTCAGGTACTCTTTGTATCTGCGTACAAACTCCTCAATCTCAGGAGGCTTCACCTGGGTTCTGTTGTTCTCATATCCGTAGCACTGAGGCACATGAAGGTTGTTCGTGACCTCCATTGTGTAGTACGGTGTTTCCGGATGTCCCATAGTGCGCAAAAAGAGTATAGTTGTCTTGCCGTCGGCGTGTCTGTCTGCGTAGCCACCGACACAGTGATTGAGCTTCGCGCCCTCGTCGATGATCTCCGCGCAGGTACGCGGGAGCCTCAGGATCAGACCGAGCTCCATATCAACGACTTCAAGGTCACGGCGCTTGGCGTCTGCCTTTCCGAGCTTCTTTGTCGCTGCGGCTGTATCAAGTTCTCTGCACAGGTGCATCGTTCTCTCATGTGCCGCAAACATATCCTTCGGCATTGTGATGGCTGTGCGTGTGAGATCATAGCCGAGCTTTGAGCACTCGCGCAAGTAATCAGCATACTGGTGCATGAAGAAGTATGTCCCCTGCGAGTTCTGCCGTCTCAGTGCGTAGTCCATGATCTGCTTGCGGGTGAGCCCTGTGAACTCCTCGGCAGCCTTGATATATGTACGGCTGTTTTTGAAATCCTTGAAATACTTGATCGTCTCCGTTGAGGAACGCCCGTGCCAGAAGTCACGGCGGAACTGTATGTATGAGCCGTAGTTTCTGCCACTCTCCTCCTTGAGGTATTCGAGTTCCGTCTTGTCGACTCTGAGCATCTTCTTGAGGTCATTGCTTCGCCAGTTGATACGATAGCCGGTGCCGTGACTTCCGCCGCCATAGTAGGTTGCGACCTGTCCGACGTAGTCTCTCGCTATAAGCCAGAGCCCGCCGTGCAGGAGGTATTCAAGCTGTGGGTGCTCCGCATACCTGCACAGCCACTGTATGTATGGCGATGGCAGTTCCTGGAAGTCTGTGCCCTTGAACAGGTACCGCAGGAAGCTACGCTCTACGCAGTCGTGATTGATCAACGTATAGCTGTAGTCGCCGCAGCCATAGCCTGATTTATTGAAATTTGGCTCGGTTGCTCTTGTTTTTTTCTCGGTCCACAGGTATTTTCTGAGGTTGGTGTCCCAGTAGCTCCTATACTGTACCGCACTGCCGGGGCTGAGCTCGTACATTGCTATCGTGTACCATGAGAGCTTCGGGTCGAACTCGTAAGGATCAGCTGAGAAAGACTGCTCTGCCTTGATGCACTGTATGCGCATCACATCGCCTGCACCCGAGAATACGGCGAAGTTTTTCCTGACATAGTAGTACTGTCTGCCCCGTGACATCTGCATATACTCGACCAGTGCTCCGCAGTTCGCACAGTAGCCAAGCTCCTTGTGCTTGTAGTGCTTTGGGTTGTTGAGAGTGTCCTCGTAGCGCTGCTGACAGGCTGTGCAGTAGCAGTCTGTCACCTTGCTGTCGCGCTCGTCATCGAGAAACTCACCGCATAAGCCCGCCATAGGGCTGCGGAAGCCGCGGCGGTAGAATACGAACTTCGGGAAGTAGCTCTCGATCTCGTCCCTGAATTCCTCGATGTTTATAAAATATTCGTCCACGCTCTCGCCTCCTCAAAAGTCCAGAAGATCGTCGAGGGATATGCTCAGCGTGTCCTTCTTGTTCTCTGTCATGGTGATAGGCTTCGCAGCGCCGTTGTCACCGCTGAGGTCAATAGTCATCCTGAAGCTCACTGTCGCGGTCGAGAAGTAGAACTTCACAGCGCGGCGGTATGCTTCGATGTCGGACAGGCAGCTTCCGCAGCCGTTCACTACCTCCTTGAGGCACTCCTGGAAGGTCTTCCCGCTCTGCTCGATAGCCTGCTCAAACTCAGGCTCCTGATCGCAGAAGCTTTCAAGTGCTTCTCTTACGGCTGACGCGATAGCCTGTTCCTTTCTTCCTTTGATTTCTTCACCGAAATATTTCTCTCTGTCCATAGTTTTCTCCTTATCGGTTTTCTGTGCAGTCAACTGCACAAGTACTCTTTTCGGGCTGTCAGCTCGTCCAGCTCATGATGATATATCACAAGTCTGGCTATTGCATAGCCCTTATCGTATGCATCTGTGATCGGATCACAACTCTTTGCGATACTTTCCCAGACTCTTATACTTGTCTTTATCTCCTTTCGTGCCGCCCGGTATGCGCTTCCCCTCCGAATGTGCTCGGCAAGGAACTCTATCGGCACTCCTATGATAGCGATAAATGCTATCGCTATCAGGATATATGCTATCAGTCGCATTGTTCTACCTCTTTTTCTTTCTTTTTCTGTAAAGCCCTGAAGATCATCGCCTCAAAGGTGAGCCTCTGAGTATCTGACAGGATCTTCTCTCCGAGCTTTTTCTTATATCGCTCGTAGAGCGGCGAGATCTGCGGGTGATTGACGTTCAGCTTGTAGCCGTAGTTGTTCGGCTTGGCATATATGCTGTCGGGCTGAGACACTCCTCCAAGCTTCAGAGCGTCATCGTAGAATATCTTTTTTCCCATAATTCTCAGATCTTGTAAAGTTCTCTCTTCCGTGCCGCCTCGGCGACATCATCTACTGCTTTCAATTCGCTCTCGGTATAGTCCAGCTTTCGTGTGCCTGTCCAGCGGTTGAAGCCGTTCTCCTGGAGCTTGTTCCGTAGGTCACGTTCCAGCGGGAAGAACGCCAGACCTGTGAAGTAGTTCCAGCCCTCGATGGCGTTGCTGAAGGCAATGTCACCGCTCGGAGCCTTGACCGTAGCTGTTCCCTGTGTCTCGTCACACTCATAGGCGACGTCTCTTATCTTGTATCTTATCATGATATCACCTTCAGAACGTCCTTTGCGAGGGCGACAAGGCTGTCACCGGTGATGTATGCCCTCTTACTGCTGCCGCCTTTCCATGTGATCACTATATACTCTAAGTCGTAGGGAGTATGAGTGATAACGTGATACTCCGCAGACTCTATGCCCTGATCTATCGCCTGAAGGAATGGCGTGAGCTTGTCCGTGACGAACTGGCGCTTCTCGTCGAAGATCTCTTCATCCGTTCTCATATCTCTATCCCCTCACTCTCTATCAGGTTCGAGCAGTCGGTGCAGAAATACGCGTATTTTCTAAGCGTGTTGTCGATGATCTCTATTCTTTCAGCGTGTGCCTGCCTTTCAGCAACGAGTTCTTTGAGCTTTTTATTCACTGCGCTCATGAGCTGCTCGTCCTCGATGATGTGAGGGCCGATAATAATAGCATCCTCGCAGGGGATATCCTTGACTATGCGCGGTATGTCCTGGACGTCCTCAAGGGTGTGATTTTCTTTAGGTTCACAGACTTTTTCTTTAGGTTCACAAATATTTTCTTCATAGGGCGGTATTGCCAGATCAGCCCACTGCTGAGCGAGTTCCTCGTCGGTCTCTCCCTGCTCCGTGGTGGTGGGCTCGTCCACAGGCTCCTGTGCCTGCTCCTCGATAAGCCCGTCCTCAATGTGCTTCTTGTCGTGGCGGCCTCCGCAGAATATTCTCAGGTCGACGCCGTCAGTCTTGAGAATATCCTTCACATCGCCCTTGGTTATGCAGTGCAGGTCGGCTTCTATCCCGAGCTGCTTCTTTCGGTCTGCTGCGCCGAGAATGTTCTTGATGATCTCCTTCTTCTCGGCATCGGTAAGATTTTTCATGTGTTTTTCCTCCATATCGGTTTTTCTGTGCAGTTGACTGCACAGGTCAGTTGCTGTACTTGGCGACGAGCTCGTCCCAGTCGCAGCCTTTTTCAACGGTGACGTGATGATAAAAGCGACGCAGAGCTGCACGGACGTTTTTCTCAAAGACTGCCTGCTCCTCGGGAGTGTGCTTCGGGATATGTACAGTTATATGAGCGCGGTCTGTATCATAGCTGACTGTGCGCTCCTTTTCGTTCTCGGTCTCTGTCCAGTTCCTGATATCGTCTTTCCTCATACTATCACCTCATTCCTATGCTTATGTGGTTACGGGTTGTACAGTTGCCTCCTGCTCCACCTTGTGGTATAATGTAGGCGAAGCTTTCAGTAAGGCACATTGCTGTCTGCCTTCTACCCCACTCAGAGAGGGGGTGATTGTTTTCTTTTTCTTCTTTGGTCCTATATGGGATCTGGAAGCACGGTTGGATGAGGTGTCCCGCCGAATTCCAACTCGTGCTGACATAAGGGGATCGGTTATCGCTGCCGCAAACGGCGATAACTGATCTTGCTAAGAGCTGATTGTGCCGTCAGCTCTTACTTGTATGAACCTACAGTAATCTTTATGCCCGAGATGCTGTTCCTCTTTGTTTTGCTTTTACTCGTCTGGCTCGTTTGCCTCCTATGTTTTTCAAGCTTCGGAGGGGACGAGCTTTTCTTTTCCTCCTGCTCCATGGTCTCACTCCTTTCTCGGGTGGTAGGGACATTTGTGTCCTTAGCTGATGGGCTGTGTGTGACTATCAGTCAACAACATTCGCAAAAAAAATTTTATACTGGGTATCGACATCAAGTTTTAAAAGCCTTGTAAGTTTTTCGATTTCCGACTGCTTGAACTCCGAACGACCTGTTAGCTTCTTCCAAAACCCCTGTCTTGTGAGATTTAGCTGTGCTGCAACGCTTTTTACGTTCAGCTTGCAGTTCTCTATGCAAGACATGAGAAGCTGAGTGTCAGTCATTTTCTCACCTCCACAGTAATGATTGTTGACTCTTTGCCAACATCTACAGTATATCATTGTGTTGGCGATTTGTCAACAGAAATTTGCATATTATTTTTCTTTCTATTTTTTGCACAAATCCGTGCTGATATTTTTGTTGACATTGCGCCACGCTTCAAAGGTAATTTTTGTTGACACTTCGGCAACAATATGCTATAATGATTATAATATAAATAGGAGGTGAGATACATGACTTTTGGTGAAAGAGTTAATAAATTAAGAACAGACAAAGGCATGACACAAGATGAGCTTGCTCAGGCAGCCGGATATAAATCAAGATCAACCATTGCAAAAATCGAGTCAGGGGAACGTGACGCTTCTCAATCAATGATCGTAGCAATCGCCAAGGCACTTGATACTTCTTCTTCTTCTCTTATGGGCTGGGACGATGACGTGAACCTTTCACTGACTTCTGAACCTCAGTATAGAGGTTTTAATATTCTTGATAAAGATAATATATACATGATACCGATTTTCAAAACTGTATCCGCAGGCTTTGGAGCATACGCGGACGATCAGATCTGCGGCTATGAGCCTTTATATCTTGAAAGTCAGCGGGAAGCTGAGGAGACTCTGGCTATCGCTGTCAAGGGTGACTCGATGTATCCGAAGATAGAGGAGGACGACCTCGTCGTCGTCCATAAGCAGGACTACTTCGAGAACGGTGATATAGTTGTAGCTGTAGTCTGTGGAGAAAACGACGGCTTTGTGAAGCGTGCTTTTCAGACTGAGGAAAAGCTCACGCTTGAGTCTATCAATCCGAGCTATCCGCCGATGATCTTCTCGGGCTCTAAGCTCGATGATATCAAGATCATGGGCGTGGTAAAGAAAATAATCAAGTCTGTATAAGGAACGATATTGCTGTTATCCCCGAGAATGTCTTCTACGAAATGCTTGAAAACTAAGGAGGTGCACTATGGATAAGTCAATGGTAATTGCTCTTATACTGATAGCTGTAATCGCTATCATACTCATCATGTCGGTGACTCATATCTCTGCTAAATGTGACGAAATTTCCGAGAACATAAAAAAGCTCGTAGAGCTGAAAGAAAAAGAGCAGAAAAAAGAAGAATAAAAACAATCCCCTGCTCCGTGCAGGGGATATTTGCGACCGACATCTTTGTCGACCGCAGAAAGGAGGAACTATGTCCGATAAATACTTGATGTATCTTCGTAAGTCCCGAGCCGACGGCGAGCATGAGACCGTCGAGGAGGTACTGGCGAAGCACTATAAGATATTGCAGGACTATGCAGCCGCCAAGCTCGGCGGAGCTATCCCTGAGGACATGATCTACCGAGAGGTAGTCTCGGGTGAGACTATCCAGGATCGCCCGGAAATAAAAAAGCTCCTCGACCGTATTCAGACCGAGGAGATAAAGGGGGTTCTTGTTGTGGATCCGCAGCGACTGAGCCGTGGAGACCTGTCTGACTGCGGAGCTATTATCAGAGCGTTCCGCTATACTGATACACTGATCGTCACGCCTCCGAAGGCGTATGATCTCGGAGACAAGTTCGACCGTAAGTTTTTCGAGATGGAGCTCATGCGCGGAAATGATTACCTTGAGTATGTCAAGGAAATCATGATGCGCGGCAGGATAGCCTCCGTCAATGAGGGAAACTTCATCGGCTCCGTCGCTCCCTACGGTTATGATAAAGTAAAGGTCGGGAAGGCTTATACTCTCGTCCCGAACGCAGAAGCTGACACCGTGCGCCTGATGTATGAGCTCTGGACGAAGGACGGTCTCGGCACCACCACGATCGCGAACCGTCTCAATGAGCTGCATATCAAGCCGAGGAAGTCCGAGATCTGGAACAATGCGAGCATAAGAGATATGCTTCGCAACCCCGTATATATCGGAAAGATACGCTGGAACTGCCGCAAGACCGTGAAGCACTATGAGGGCGGCGAGCTGATATCATCACGCCCTAAGTCTCAGAAAGAGGACTGGATACTCGTCGACGGCAAGCATGAGCCTATCATCTCGGAGGAGACGTTCAACGCTTCTCTTGCCCGCTTCGGAAGCTTACCGAAGGTAAAGGCTAAGTCAGGACTGAAAAATCCCTTCGCGGGTATCATGCACTGCTCCTGTGGCCGCCCTATGATATATCAGCCTCATAAGAAGTGCGAGGCTCGTCTGCACTGCGCCTATCAGATGCGGTGCGGTAATCGCTCAGCGACGTACAGAGAGGTAGAGGAGGAAGTAATCAGAGCACTCCGACAGCTTGCGGCAGAACTATCTGAGCAGCTTGCAGAAGGCACTCAAAACACTCATGACGCGCACAAGGCTATCGCAGAAGCTCTACGCAAGGAACTCAATGCGCTTGAAACTCAGCAAGAGAGACTATACGAATTTCTCGAGCAGGGTATCTATACCAGCGAGGTATTTGTTAAGCGTAACGCTGCACTCGCACAGCGCCGTCAGGAACTCCAGGAAGCTATCGAGACAGCTAAGAGTTATCAGGTATCAGAGACAGACTACCAGCAGAAGATCATCGCACTGCACGATGCTATCGCTATGCTTGAGGATCCTACTGCCTCAGCAGAGGAAAAGAATAATCTGCTCCGCACAGTGATCAGGGATATCACATATCACCGCGAGACAGAGGTCCGCGACAAGTGGCACCCTGTTCCGTTTTTTCTCGATATTTCGCTGATTTGATTTTTCACAGGTATCATATATATCATTGATGCGCGTATTCCTCTGCACAATAATGATATATATGTTTTCAACATTAAAGAAAGAGCTCCCCGAAGGGAGCTCAAGCTTTCCTAATATATTCTATCGCCTTCACAGCATTTCCCTGCTGAAGATGAGAGATCATGCTGCTCTTGATCTGCCAGACGTCTGCATCTAAGAGCCTTCCCGATGCCCGAAGCCTCATAATGCCTTTGAGCTTTCTGCGCTTCGCTGTCAGCTTGCGCTTATCAGGCTTGAGCACAACCTTGCCTGTATCGGTGAGAATAAACTTCCAGCCGAGGAATGCTATGCCGTGCGGCAGCTTCTGAAGCATAGTCTTTTTATTAAGACTCAGTCCGAGGCTGCCGAGATGTGCCCTGATAATCGCCAAGGCCTCCCTGAGCTTCTCACGGCTCTGATCTATAAGTATGAAGTCATCCATGTATCTGACGTAGTGCTTGATCCGAAACTTCTCCTTGATGATGTGATCCATCTCGTCGAGATACATCAAGGCTATGAGCTGACTCACCTGACTGCCGAGGCCTATTCCCTTTTCGCCGGGAAAGCTGTCGATAATATCATAGAGCATCTTCTGAAGATGCTCGTCTGTGATGCGCTTTGCGATCTGCTGCTTTGCTATGCTGTGATCTATGCTTTCAAAGAAGTGATGCACGTCGCACTTGAGGTAGTAGCCCTCGTTGCTCTTCACGGCACGGTAGTATCTGTGCAGATGCTCCTTCAGGCGCTCAAGGGCGTAGTGTGTCCCTCTGCCTTTCTGGCAAGCGCAGTTATCAGCCATGAATGATCTTGTAATAGCGTCATATACTGTGGCATCGCAGAAGCTTCTCTGCACCTGCCTGTCGCGGATCCTTGTAGCGGTGATGTGCCTCTGCTTGGGTTCATAGACTTCAAACTCCTGGTAAGGCAGCAGCTTATACTTGCCGCTCTTAATAGTGTCAGTGACCTTTGCGGTGTTCTTCAGAGCATTGAGCTCGTACTGTGTGACCGAGGTTTTCCATCTTACGTTTCTACAGCATTTCTTCAGGCTTCTGTACATCTGCCCGAATTCAAGATAATCCTGTTCTTTCATAATTCCCTCCTAAAAAATAAAGTGCCGCCTGTTTATAGCGGACTACCTCTTTTGAGGCAGCCGCATCAGGCGGCTATTTCGTCGGCATTGCCGATCAGGTCGACTCTTCCTTGCATAGAGGCGCTGCTTTCACTTCCGCTACTTGTTCTCGCCGTAAATATATGCAATCCGCCGGGGCGCCGTAGGCATTGTTCGCATTGTTGTTGTTCAACGCGCCCGAAGTGTTGACGTTGCGCTCGTTGTTGGCATTAGAGGGGTTCGGGGTACGCAACCACCAGTTGTAGGCATATTCAAGAGCCGACCTATATAGTAAGCTCAGACAGTCAGCTGCCTGAGTCTTTCCATATCATGCTTGCGCCATCCCATGACGCGGTTCTCTGCTGTGAGCGTCAGACTGCTCCATATCCCGGCTTTCTGTGAGGGAATGCAGTAGCTTTCGTACGCAATAGTCATCAAGCCCCAGAGTGCCTCGAAGTCAAGGAGGACCTGATACTGCAAGGATAATCTCATCTTCGCGAGCGGTATCGTCGATGCGTCTATGCGGTTTGCCTGCCTTACCTTTGCGACGATATCAAGGCAGTTGTCGATGATACGACTACAAAGGTTCCAGCGAGCCTTTTTCGGGAATATTTTTTCATTTTCGCACATCTGTATTGTGTATTTAACCATGTCAAGAGTTTCTTTGAGAGCCTGTAACTTGTTCTCTGTTCTTTTATTCTTGGGTACTGACATATATATTACTTCCTTTGCTGTAGTTGTTGTGTGTTTTCCGCCTCCTGACGGAGTCGGATTATCTGGATTACTGGATTATGCAAGCCGCCGGGGCGCCGTAGGCATTGTTCGCAGTGCTGTTGTTCAACGCGCCCGAAGTGTAGACGTTGCGCTCGATGTAGGCACCAGAGGGGTGCGGGGTACGCAACCACCAGTAGTAGGCAGTGTTGTTGGATGTCCTTTTCTTTATTCTGTCCTCGTTGCCTGCTCCGACATAGGCATCGAGCACGGTGCCGACGTTAGGAGCTGATGAGAGATTTACCTCGGTGTGAGACAGCAAGAAGATCTTGTCCTCTGCTATCGTATACGGCGTCTGAAGCTGGAAGGGAATATCTCCGATGCTTCCGAACTCGAAATCGTTGCAGGTGATATACTCTATCTCGGGCGTTGCAAGCACGGACCTGAGGTCTGAGCTCAGCTGTGTAAGCTTGCCTGCACTTGATCTCTGTCCGTATGGTCGGTCAAATATGTTTGTCGGTTGCCACCATGTGCCGCCTGCGGAGTCCGAGTTGAGGAATTGCCGTATACCACTCTGATAGTAGTTATTGCTGCCGTATCTTGCACGCTTGACAGAGTTCAGCTTCCCGAACGGGCTCTCGGGATCTGACATCCTCAGCTTGATCGTGCCGAGGTCTGTAGCTTCGGGAGACTCGCCGGAGATCCACTCGGTGAGGTTTACGTTGAAGAACGCGGTTGTCGATGTGCTTGAGCTATATCCTGCGCACTTGGCGGGAAACTGCTGATAGTTCCAGGTGTATACAAGCTGCCCACCGACGGGAACTGAAGCCGTCGATGTGAAGTAGTATGTCTTGCCTCCACCGTATGCAGCATCGTAGCCTGAGGGGAGCGTAAAGCGATATGTTCCGGCAGGAAGTGCTTGCTCCAGATAAAGGAACGCCTCGTTAGCATCAAACTGCACTATCTCACTCAAATCACGCTCGCAGAGTGTGATGCTGTGCGTGTAGCCTCTGGCTGTGAGTGACGGGTCGAAGTGCTTATCGTATGCTATAAGGTCGATGGCTTTGGATGAGCTGTCGCCCCATACGCTGTAGTATGTGCCGAGAGGCAGAAGCTCGGGAGCTTTACCGGCACGGACTATCTTCCGAACATCTGCCCAGGACTTCGGCTCAGTAGGCACTTTCCCGCCGCCTGCCGCCCTGCCAAGCAGAGCGGTATACATATCATCGGCGGGGAGGCCCTTACTCGCCTTCAGGATCTCGAATAAGCTCGTCATCCTCTACTCCTTTCTCCTCACCCTCGGTCTCCAGGATCTCAAGCTCCTTTTCCTCGGGCTGCTCGACTTCAATCTTCTGTCCCTTCTGGAGAGATGGGCTGCTCAGGCTCATGCTTTTGGTGCTGCTTGCCTCGCCGTTAGAGTTCTTCCACTCATGTGAGCTGTTCATGACGTACATATCGCCTGTTGCGATGTCGTAAGCTATAGAGCCCATGTAGAGCTCTGTGCCGCTTACTGCATCATATGCAGGCAGATCGGCAGCCGTATCGCAGAATATCTCCGCTCTTACGACTGACACTGTGTTATTGGTTCCGCTGAAGCGGATGAAGTCTGATTTCCTGATGCTGTACATAGTTTCCTCCTATCAGAGCTCTTCGAGGAGCCCGCTGTATTTGTGGTCGTCGATTTCGAGGATTACCTCTATCTTTTTCTTTACAGGCTGAGCCTGCTGCGCTGGCTCAGGTTGCTTCACAGGTTCAGGATGCGCCGGCTCTGGCTTCTTGAAGCCGTTGAGGCCCTTGCCCTTGATGATGGACGGATAATCCATGTAGGACTCGTCAAGGTCTACCTTCTCGGTGATACCCGATACTCTGCCCACGTCAGATTTCTGCCATACACCGTAAGTTTGAACGTACTGCGGCTTGCTGCCGTATCTTGCTACCCACTTATCGTAGGCTGTCAAGCGTGAGATGTCGAGCCTGTCCGCGAAGCCGTAGATATCTGAAGCATATATACCGCAGTAGTAGCCGGCCTGCTCCATAGTCTGGCAGAAGCCGATACAAGCATCTGTTGCGCCCGCCTTATCCCATGTATTAGTTGTCTCAAGGTCGATATACACAGGGTACTCGAACTGCTTGCCCTCGATGATCTTCAGGAAGCGCTTCGCATCCGCGATACCATCCTCGCGGGATATGCACTTGCTGCCGACAATGTAGTATGCGCCGACGGCCAAGCCAACACCCTTAGCACCGGCATAGTTCCGCTGGAAGGTGCTATCCTCATAGAAGCCATCATCTGAGCCGCCCGCCTTGATGATTGCGAACTCGATACCGCTGTTCTTGACTGCGGTCCAGTCGATAGTCAGCTGATGTCTGCTGACGTCAATTCCGTTTTTCATCTTTTTCCTCCTCACCTTCAAATACTTTAAGCCTTTTTACAATTTTCTTCGCCCATAGGGCTTTGGGATTTATCTCGCAGTAGTTTTCCAACATCGAGAGCATCTCCATTATGACTATATATGCGAATACTGCAATTGCCGCAAGCGTGCCCGCTATCTGCGTCAGCTGCTCGGGCTTGTCACCGTAATAGTGCCCGAGGGCCTTGATACCTATTTCCAGTCC